CTTCCGGTTCGCGCTGTTCGTCGCCGTTGCCTTGCATGAGGCGCATGCCGGCATTGAGCATCGTGCCCATGCCGTTGCCCTGGCCCGTCGCCGCACCCGCACCGCCGGTCATGCCTTGCATTACATGAGCCCCATGAGAGTGAGCGCCGTGCCGAGGTAGTCGTTCATGCCCGGCTGTTCGCGCGTGCGTTCACGGCCCGACATCGTGCTCTGCGTCGACGAGCTGCCGCTCGTCGTGCCGAACTGACCTTGTTCGGTCGGGATGCCGGAGAGCATGCCGGCGAGACCTTGGAGCATCTGGAACGGCATCCCCTGCAACTGCGCGAGATTGTTGCCTGCACCGCTGAGAATTCCGTAGCTCGATTCGCCAAGGTTTTGCCACGCGCCGCCGCGCGCGAGATCGAGCTGCCCGAGATTCAGACCCCCCGTGAGCGCGGACGCAAGGCTTTGGAGCTGGTTGCCTTGCAGTTGCGAAGCCGACGCTTGGTTTGCTGCGTTCTCCTGCGCCGCAATCTGCGCAGCAGAAACATCCGCGCCCTGATTGCCTTGCTGCGCCGAGAGATCACCCGCTTGATCGCGGCCAATCAGGTTCGTCGCGTTGTCGTATGCCGCGGAACGGAGCTGCGCGGAAAGCGTGCCTGCCGCACGGGCATTCTCGCCCGAGGCGAGTGCGTCGGCAATGCCGTGACGTGCGCCACCGAATGCGCCCGCTGCTGTCTGCGCGCTCTGGCGTCGGAGACCTTCAATCTGCGCCTGTCGATCGAGATCGCCGAGCGACGTGTCGACGACTTGTTGCGTGTACGGGTTCATGTACGCACCGACGTCGTAGTCGGTGAAGTTGCGATAGTTGACGTCGCGAATGCCCGTGCGCGGGTTCGTCGACACATTGCCGCCCGCACCAGCACCGCCACCCGTCATGGCGAGGATGCGATCGAGCGCCGTCGTCGCGTAACTACCGCCGCGATCGTTGCCGTACCACGAAGCCGCGTTGTCGAAGCCCGGCCCACCGAAACCACCCATGTACTCCGCGAGGCCCATGCCCTGCTGCACAAGCGGATTGAGGGGGTTGAAATTGTTGTACTCGTTGACCCCTTGGTTATAGAGATCGGGGCCAGCTTGGTTCACCCAATCGGGCAGGATCGAACCGGAGTAGGTTTGACCGCTGTAGTCGGTGTTGCTCGTCCCCTGCTGCGAGCTGTTGGTAGTCGAGCCGCCACCCATGCCGCTCATGCCAGCGCTCCCGTCGGGAAGTGGAGGATCGCGCGCTCGTGGAATTCGAAGCCGCGCTTGCGCAGCTCTCGCACCCATCCCTTGCGGCCGACGATTTCAATCACCTTGACACCCTCGCGTTGCGCGTAGGGGCGGATGGCATTCGTCGCCATCGCCACGATTTGTTCGAGATCACCCGCAGCCAGCCAAAGCAGAAGGGACTTCCCCTTCGGTTGCTGGAACAGTTGAGTGACGATCGCGGCTCGCGTGTCGGACCATAGCAGTGCGCGGTCCGTGAGCAGGTAGTCCGCAACATCGTTCAGCGTGTGCAGGCCGCTGCCTTCCGCTTCGAGCGCCCTCTCGATGAACGGGGCGGCCTGCTTGAACTGTTGCTGGAACTCGGGCGTGATCATAGCGCAATGATTTCCCATGCACCACCGCGCACGCGCACCCACCAACGCTCCCCATTCACCGGGTCGGTCATGATCAGACGGGGCACGCGCGCCGTGCGGGAAGTGTCTTCCGGTACGCCGATTGGCACGTCCTGGCCACGCACGTAGGCGTCGCGTTCGAGCACGGCGATCCGGTCGATCAAGCCTTGGATGAACTGCTTGTCGTAGCGGTCCGGAATGATCGTGGATCGAGTCACCGTCGACCTCCCTCACGCGCTCGAACGCGCCACTTGCCCGCGCGCCACGTACCACCACCCGCGTCTGCCGTCGTGATCCGAATGGCCATCGCCCGGCCCTCTCCGCGAACGTCGGTGTAGCCCCGCACGAGATCGAGCGCGGTCGGCGCGACCGTCTTCAACGGCGCGAGGTTCGGCGCCTTGAAGAAGTCGAAGCCGACACGCAGGCGCGCGGCACCTTCGTCACTGTCCTGCACGACCTGATCGACTTCCATGAAACGGTCACCATCGCCGATCTCGATCGGCGCGCTCGTCGCACTGTCGATCACCGAGTAGTTCGGGCGCGACTCACCGAGTTCGTGCTTGTACAAGCGCGACTTCGGATTGGCGTCCGAGAGGAACGGCTGCGCCGCGAGCGGGTAGTCGAGCAACGTCGAGTCGTACCAGCACGAACGATCGAGCTGGCCGTCGACCCACCATTCTTCGAGGTAGTTCCAAAGGATGTAGCGGTCCGGATTTCCGGTTTCGGTCGTGGAGTAGTGAATCACGAACTCGTTGCGGAGCTTGTTGTGCCCCACGGTCAGCTTCGCGTTGCGCGACACGAGCGAAGCGCCTTCGCCGGCCGTGTCGAAAAGCTCGGAGAACACCGGGCGAACCTGATTGCCGTCGTAGCTGTAGAAGCCACGCGGGCCAACCCAAAAGAGTCGATCCGCGCCGGCTGCCACCGCACCGGGGCACGCAAGTCCGCAGTCGTCGGCGATCTTCTCGAAGCGGTACACGTTCGGATAATTGACCCACACCGCGCGATGCACGTCCGCATCGGTGAAGATCAACGTTTCTCGCCCGAAGCGGATGCCGCGCATGCCGACGCCGTTCGTCTGCAAGTCGAGATCGCCCGCGAGGTTCAGGACGTCGGGAGCCCAAACCGTATTGTTCTGCTGCGTACACCAGCTCACACGACGCGGCGCGGGGCGGAACGAACCGCCGCCGATGTCGATCTTCGCGCCGATCGCAATGACGTGGTACTCGTCGGTGACGACGAAACCGTTCATGTACTCGGGCGCGTTCGACACGACAGCCGCAATCGTCGCGGGCGTGTTCGGGTTCCACTCCACAAGCCGCCCGTCGCTGTCGATCGAGGCGAGAAGATTCTCGCCCCAATTGTCGAGATGCCAGTAGCCGTAGACCTTGGCCGCGTTGCTGTTGCTCGTCGCGCCGCTGCCGACCGGCTCGTTGTAGTCGCCGGTGTTGTACTGACCCGTGCCGTAGCCGTAGACGTTGCCAACGTCTTCGCCGGGGAGCACGATGCCGCTCGGCGTCACGTCGTACACCGTCGTGCCGTCGAACGTGTAGAGCTTCTTCGTCGTGCCGATGGCGATCCACACGCGCGAGAGATTGTCACGCCACGCGAACGCCGAGCGCACCGTGCCGTCCAAGTCGATCGTCGTGTTACTCACGTTAAGCAGCACGACACCGAGCCAGCCGGCGATGCTTTCAAGGTCGCTGCCCGAGAAGCGCACCATGTTGCCTTCGCGCCAGCGACCTTGCTGTTCGTAAGCAGTACCGCGCCGGGCGAAGCCCGGCGGGAATTCCAGCTTGACGAGTTTGCCTTCGTTGGCCATTAGCCGAATTCGATGCAGTAGGAGCGGAGCCGTCCGCGATGCGTGAGCACGAAGTAAGCCGGTACTTCTTGGACCAAGTTACCGTCCCCATCGAGGAACATGAACGACACCGCGAACACGACGCGCACGGACGGACCGAGATCGAAAGTGAGCAATTGCCCGAAGTTCGATTGGTTTCCGATGTACGCGCCGAACGTGAGCTGGAACGTGAACTCGACATTCACGAGATCGTTGTCGACCACCGTGCCGAGCGGCACTGCATCGTGGACGCGTTCGCCGACGCCGCTGCCGATGCCCACGACCAACTGCGGCATGCTGATGCCCCACGATCCCTGATATGAATCCTCCGTGTCCGTGACGCCCGGACCGCTTGCCGCTTGCGTCGGTACAGCATGGTCGAAAGGTGCAGCATTAGACGGCAACAGCGTTTGGTTCGGGTAAATGAACCCGCCACCCTGCGGATTGAATTGGTTGACGGAAAGGAACAGATTCGGCGTTGTCGCCGTGAGCACCTTCAAAGGAACCGTGAGAGTAATTATCGCCGACGCAGGCGGGGGCGTTGCAGTAGGCGCTGCCGACGAGTCGATCGTCACGCCAAAACTGCCCGTCATGTCCGCCACCGATGAACTCGTAAGCTGCCCATCACCGGCCGCGCTCGCAAGCGCGTTCTTGATTTCCAATGCTGGTGGGCGGAATGCACCGTAGAAGTCGGACAGCCGGATCGGCGGCGCAGTCGGGATGTTTGCCGCGACCGTTGACGACACGAAAGCACCACCCTTGACCATCTGATTCAACGTCGTCCCGACCGGAGCACCGAACTCCGTCAGGATGCCGTTGAGCGTGATCAGGCCGGAAGACGGCAGCGGCATGTTACGCCCCTTGCGAGTAGCGGAACGCTCCAAGCAATGCCGCGAACAGCCGCGGCAACGAGAGCGTGAGATTGCCGTGATCGTCGTGACCAACGCACTCGGGCAAGCAGTGCTGCACGTCCTGCGCGATCAGTCCAAGTTCACGCCCTTCCTCTTCTTGGCCGATGCGCAGGAACGTCTTCGGCGAGATCGACATCATGGCGGCATAAAGCCGCTTGCCGTCTGCGATCTCGATCGCGCTTTTCAACCGCTGATCGGACGTCGAGCCGACATTCGTGCCATTGATCACGCCAGCCGCGGTGCAGCTCGCGTTGACAGCGCCGCCCGCAACCGCATGCACCATCCACGCGAGAGAATGGTTTTCCGATGCGGGCTTCGCCGCGGTGCCGCACTTCGCACCTGTCGTGGTAAACAGCAAGTCGCCCGACATCTCGCCGCCGGCCTTCGGTACGAAGAGCGGCAAGTACGCGGCGTCCGTGACGAACTTGTTGAGCAAGAAGTCGAGCGCGTACCAATTGCCGTTAAGGCCGTAGCCCCAAACGTTCGAGTCCCCGCCGTAGTTCGGAAATCGGAAATTGAAATTCGCCGAGTCCGTGTTGGTCGGGGGTGGATTCGGGACCGTCAAACCTTCGATCGCTTCCCAGGACATCGTTTACTCCCGAATGACGGTGGTGATGACTTTCCTGACCTGCACGAACGTGTCGCTCGGCGTCACCTTGATCGCCAGCGTTTGCGCAACCGTCATGTCGACGACGACACCGTTTGAACTGGAAATGGCTGACGAAGCGGGAATCGCGCCGTAAGGATCGCCAAATCCGGAAATCGGATCGCCACCATCCGCTCCGAGCATTACATGCCCGAAAGCACGGGGCGAATCTGAGGCAACCGGAATCAACTTGAAAACGAGTTCGAGAGGCAAAATAATCGAGCTTGTGAAGTCGACCGGAATTTTAGCAGCCCACAACACTTGCCCTCCGAATTCGATCTTAAGCTCAATGAAGAAACCCGTGCCTGGATTGCTTACTTCACCGAGCAGTTCCACTCGCAACGCACGACCGAGAATCTCACTCGGCGTTATCGAACGAGAGTACAGCGTGCCCTCGGATGTCGTCCCGCTCACGCTGACTCCCGACACACTGCGATCGAGAACGATCACTTGATTCGCCGGAAAGACAACGATTTCCTGTTGCAGCGCGTAAATCAGCGCATCCAAGTAATCGAAATTGTCATTGAGCAGTTGCGGCCAGCCCCCCGCATCAGTGCCTGAGTTACCTCCACTGTCGCCGCCGGGCGTCGGCTTGTTGAGGCCGAGATTGGTCGTCAGGGTTCCCATGTCATTCCTCGTCGACGCAAGGGGCCACCGGGAAGTCTCGCTGACATTCCTGGTCTTCGAAACTGGAAGCGGAGATATTGCACCACTCGATCGCGTGACGACCGCCGTAGGTGCCGTACCCGTAAACGTGATTGTCGCCGTAGACGATCATGCGAGTCGCGCCGTTCGCGACAGCGGACTGCCGCTCGTCGTCGCGCGCTCATGTTGCATGTTGAGTTCGTCCATGGCGTTCGCAAAGCGATCCGCCCACGTCGACACGCGCTCGTCGTGCTTGAGGTACGCGCTCGCCTGCATCAACGTGCCCCACAGGTACACGTCGGGATGGCGTTCGAGCAGCCAGTTCGTCGAGGTCGACGCGACGTCGAGCTGGATTTGCTCGACGTAAACCATTTCGATCACGGTCGCATCGGCCGGCGTCGGCGCGAGTTGCAGCGTGCGACCGAGCAGCGTGTAGTACATCGGATCGCCCGGCGCGCAGCCGTCGACCATCTGCTGCACTTCGTGCGGCGGCTTGTACACGAGCGTGACGCCGGGATTGATCTCGGGCAGTGAGAAGCGGATCGCTTCGAGCCACCGCTCCGGCAGTTCCGTGAAGCCCTGCATCGTCGTACCACGGCAGCGCTTGATATTCCAGGGCGACCGCACCTTGCGATTCAGCTCCGCTTCGCACAGGCGAAGGAACGACGGGATGCGCGCGGTCAAGTCGGACCGATCGAGCCATTCGGCGATCTCGGTTTCCAGCTCTCCGCGGTTCGCAAGGGCCACTTCACTTCCCCTTCGGTTTCTGCGGCTTCACCGGCAGATGCAGCGTTTCGCGCTTCGGCTCCTGCGGCTTCGGCGCTTCTTGCGATTTCTCTGCCGGCTTCACGCCCGGCGGACCATAAATTCCGACTGCAATACCCATGTCACTTCTCCGCGGGGACGTTCAGTTTTTCCGCGATGGCATCGACACGCCCTCGCGTGTAGGCCACGTCTTTCGCGAGCTGGTGAACTTCTTCCTTGACCTCGCGCGAAGTTTCGACCGCATTGGCAGCTTTCGTGGACGAGTCCACGATGTAGGCGGTCGCCGTTGCAATCACCGCGGCGACTCCGATCGCCGCGGTGATCTCGCCAAGAATGATCGTCCACCGACGCTCGGCCATGTCGTTCAGCTCTTCTTGAAGATGCCGCGGATGTTGAAGATCACCACGGCCGCTTCGATGGCCGGCTTCACGTAGCCGTCCCACACCTGCGCGAGCGCGACGGAGCCGTTCCACACGCGCTCGATCGCCGCGCGCACGGCTGCCAGCTTCTCGGAGCCCGAGCCGCCAGCCTCTTCGGCCTGTCGCACGAACGCCATGATCATCGGGTACAGCGCGCCCAGGTACTTGAAGAGCGCTTGCAGTTGCTTGATCGTCACTTTCATTCGGAATCCCCTTCGGTCAGAAATCGCACTTCACGGAAACAACATAGTAGCTGCTATCGCTCGTTGCGATGCCACCACTTTTCCCGGGCATCGGTCGGACCATCTCGCGTGAGATCGACGGACTGCACTTCATCGGCTGGCGCGTCGTCACGCACGCCGACGTCAGGAATAGAAGGATCAGCAACGCCGACGCGCTTGCGGTCCGGCGAATTGCGTTCCTTGAGGATCGAGAGCGCGACGCCGACGAGCACGGTGATCGCACCGGCGATCGACTCGACACGGGCGCTGCTTGCTTCGACACCGATCCAGCCGAGAACGGCGACGATCGCGCCGAAGTAGGTCGTCGGCTCACGGAGCCGATTGCCGAACCACTTGAGCATCAGACCGAACATCTTCTTCATGGGGTTCCCTCACTTGGTCAGTTCGAAATGTGGACCGTCGTATTCGCCTTTCTCGCGGGGGATGCCGTCCTGGTCCCAATCCGCGCCCCACCGAATCTTGACGCCGATTTCCTTTGCCGCTGCGAACATCGCTTGCGCAACGACCGCCGATGCCTTCTCGCCCCAATCTAACGAGCCTGCGAGACCGAGCGGCGCGAGGTCGACCGCATCTCCTGTGAGATGCTTGCTGCTCATCGTCCCCGTGACGATCTTGCCGGGTGCCGTGCGGCCTTGCGCGTAGAGTTCGCGTTGGCGCTCGATACTGCGGAGACCTTCGGTGACGATGAACTTCCTCGCGGAGAGATCGAATGCACGGCGGACGACCGCAACCAACGAGAGATCGACGCCGCGCAGATTCTTCTCGCTGCGGCGGTCGAGGATCATTGCGCGTACCGATCGCTCGACGGGAGAACGCGAACGCCAATGCCGAGACTGAGCGGAATCACTTCGATCTCGTCATCGGGATGCTTGTCGAGATAGCGCCGTGCTGCGCGCAGAGCTTCCGTGTACGACAGCGGCCAGATGCCGATCGGCTTGCCGTTGCGGATCACGCCGTAGTACGCGAGTTGGTTCTGGCTCACTTCTGCACCTGCAAGCCGGCGTTCGCCGGATCGCGCAGCCATTGACGCCATTCCTTGTTGCCCCACTTCTCGCGCTGCGCCTTCACCCATGTGTCGATCGGCACGACCGCGCGAATGCGCCCGAGCCGATGGCGCAACGGCGTCGATGACTTCTCGACGCAATCGCGGAGATAGCGCGCATGTTCCAGGGAGGGCTCGACGTCGCTCTCGCACGAGAACGCGATCTCACGCGTCGCGCCATGCCCATCGGAATGGAAGTAGTTGCGAACGTGGGGATTGCGACCGGGGAGCAAGGTACGGGGCATGACGGCTTCCGGGGTTCGAGGTTGAACCGGCCGGGGTGCGTCAAGGCGTGTCCCGTATCGTGTTGTGGACGGGAGGTTACATCCGGCCCCCTGAAAAGTGAAGCCCCCGACTGCGGGAAACAGTCGGGGGCTTCGGCACAGGCGGGAGCCTGCTACCTCGCGGCGGGGACGGCCGCTAGGGTTGGATCACGGCACCGCGTCGTAACCCGCGACGCCGTGCGCGCTCGGGTTGTCGACCTGCATGCCCCACTCGCCGATGATCTGCCACGTACGCTTGTCGCCGGTGACGCCCATCTCGGTCTTGCGGAACGGACGGAGCCACTTGAGCGACACGTACTCCGGATCGACGAAGAGCGTGTAGTCCGACTTCGTGGCGCCGCTCGGGAAGAACTGATCGACCACGATTTCGAGCAGACCGAAATCGGTTTCGACCATCGTCACGTCGAACGTGACCTTCTTCTGCGAGCCGTTGATCACTTCGTTCACGCGGCCGGTGAAGCCCGACACGAGCTGCTTGTTCACCGAGTCGACGAACACCTTCTTCGGCCGCGCGCCCAGGTCGTAGCACTTCTTCATCAGCTCACGGAAAATGTCCATCGTGAGCGTCGTGTACGGCGCACCATCGAACGCACCGACCGCCGCAGTCTCGCTCGCCGGCACGGTATAGCCGACGACGTTGGCTTGCGGAATGAAATGCGCAAAGCTGCGCGTCTGCCGCGCCGTCGCCGCGTCACCGTACACGACCGGCTGCATGCGCAGGCAGGCTGCTTCGATGTCGCGCTTGATCGCCGCGAGCATGCGGGCAGTCTCTTCGTCGACGTGCCCCCAATTGTCGACGGAATCGACGGCCATCTGCGTACCCGAGAGCGTGACGGTACGCTCCTGGATTTGCGTGGCGTTCTTGAGCCGCGTCGGCGCGGCCAGCTCCGACTCGGCTGCCGTCTTCGACTCGACGACCCCGTTCGCCGATGCCGCCGGCAGCGCACGAGTGATCCACTCGAAATTCACGCCGCTCGCTTTCTTGCGATCGGCCATCGTCACGAACGGGGTCTCGGTGGGCGAGATGTCGTAGGCGATGTTGTCGAGGTCTTCGTAGTTCGCGCCCGTTTTCTGCGGGCTGGTGTAGCTGGTTGTGGTTGCCATGTCGGTTCCGGAAGGTTGAGGTTAGCGCCCCGCCTCGCGTCGAGCGCGAATCAGCGCGGCTGCGTCACGAACGCTGCCCGATTTCTTGAGCTGCGCTTCGGCCTTTTTCGCCACGATTTCCTTCCCGGTCGTGCGTTGTTGCGTCTGCACTCCCGCGCCTGACTTCATCGGGGCGGGGTTCGGGTTCCGAGTCTTCTCAGCAGCCTTGCGGTCCGCTTCGATCTTGTCGAAACGCCGTGCCTTGTCGATCAGCACGAAAGCACGATGGTCGAAGATGGTATTGATGTCTCCGTCCGTCATGCCCATGCTGCGGAGATAGTCGCAGTTCGCTTTGACGATTTCGAGGCGCTTCGTACGGTCGCCGGGCGGAATCTTGAACGCGGCGTCGAATTTCTTCGACTCGCCCTCCAGCCGCTCCGTGTGCTTCACCAGGATTTCGCGTTGCTCTTCCTGGTGTACACGCTTGCGTTCGTCACGCGCCGCTTCGATCCGTTCCTTCGCCTGCGCATATTCCTCGCGCGCGAGCAAGTACGCCTGCGGGTCTTCGTCACGGAGGGCATTCCACTCTTCTTCCGTGCGACCGCCGATGCTTTGCTCGATAATCGGTTCCAGCACTGCAAGCACTTCACCGTACCGGGTGCGCTCGGCGATGAACGAATCGCGTGTGCGATTCAGCTCTTCGGTCTTGCGCGTGTAGTCGGTTTGGCGCATGTGGCCGCGGAACGCTTCGCGGACCGTCGTTTCGATCAACTCGTCGCCGACCTTGA